ACAGCTCTATGCCCAGCTTGGATTATAAGCTTCTTCGTTTCCTTGATATTCATATTTAATTGTAATAAATTGGTCAATAACTCTGTATAATCTTTTTTTACCTACAATAAACTCGTATTCACTCCCAGGCATAAAACCTATTAAGTCTTTTTTATCGAATTTATTTGAGTACTCAACTATACCCGTAAATGGCTGTTCTTTTTCAGTAGAAAGTACATCTTTGTTTTTTATAGGTTGTACAAATGAATAACCTTCTACAGCTTTCCATTCATCTTCTCTTTTGTATAAGTATAGCTGATCTTTTTTTACAAAGTATTTGTCTTCTTTAAAATAACTTCTACTGTTCTTTTCAATACCTCTTACGTTATACCATCTTCTAAAAACATTGTGGTTAACTAGTACAATATCACCTTTTTTAATACCCAAGCTTTCGTTAACTGGAGTTTCTATTACTACAGCTTCTTTGTTTATATATTGATGATTTTGTATTTCAGTATTTACTATTAACTCAGCTTCACCTACTTTTTTTACGTTGTTGTATCTTTTTCCTAACGGCTTTACTATGTAATCATCTAAGCTTCTCATACTCTAAGTTATATTCTACGGATATTGCCATATTCTTATTAAAGTCTTTCCAAGGTAAAACCTCTTTGTTTTTACTTATGTATATAGAATATTTGTCTTTTTCTTCTATAATATCACATATTGTATGACCGCCGTATACTTCTTGACCTACAGCGTAGTGCATAGCGTCGTTTTTGTAGTCTCTACCTACACTAATCTTTCTTATTAGTCTCGTCATTTTCATTATATTTAATTTCACCAGTCTGTATATCTATGTTTGCAGTTCCATACTCTTCTGTTAATTGAGTTTGAAATTTATGCAACTCTTCAGATAAAAGTCCTTGCTGGTGTAAATAAGTATGTTTTTGAGTTTCTATCATACCTATTTGCATTCTGTTCTCATTAATAGCCCCAACTAAATTTCTTAGTTGATTTAGATCGTTTTCAGAAATAGACTGTGGTCTAAGGTCTTTCACCTTAGGTGTTTTTCTTTTTGCCATAATTTAATTTAATTTAATTTATAATTTGTTCTATCTACAGCAGAACGTTAATGTTACTGTTATTGGTGTATCGTTTACGAACTCATCATTGTCAGCAATGTCTGTACCTCCAGCTATAGCAGCGTTTAAAGTAATATTTGTTGCAGTCATAGATGCGATAGTGCCTAACGCTGTGTCTACGTCGTGTAAATAAACAGTATCACCTACTCTAAAAGCTTTTCTTGGATCTACTGTTTTAACTGTTATACTTGTAGCAGCGTTATCAGTTACAGCGCCGTCAGCTAAAACTCCAGTAGAAAAATCTATACCACCACCAGCGATACCAGCTACATATATTCTATTTGTAGTTTTACCACCAGCTTTAAATCCATACTCAGGATTTATAGCTACAGGTCCATGCTGCCCGTTATTACCAGTACCATTGAAGTGATATATTGTTCCAAAAGCAAGATCAAGTTTACCAGCTCTGTTAGCTCCACCTTCAAACTTCATCATACCTGTTAAAATGTCAGGTAAATCATAACAACCTGTTACACCATTGTTAACACTACCAAGAGACGCCGGTGCTACACTGTTGTCGCTATGGGCAATTAATAAGTTTAGATCAGCGTCGTTTTGAGCACCACCATCTTCACCATACATGTGTATGATACCGTCAACTATGCAGTCTGTTCCAATAGGAACATCTACAGCAACCCAATCAAATAGTATATCTCCAGCTGCAAAAGCTTTATCACTACCGTTCGCTTGTATAATGCTTGAAACATCACCGTTTATTAATTGAGGTCTAAATGTTTTTTGAATATAACTCATTTTTTTATTTTTTTACTTTTTCAAGGCTACGTCCGCCGAAATAGGCACCGATAACCGTTATTAATACTAATTGTAGTAAGTCTGTCCACTTGTCTTCAACTTTAAAACTTATAGCTCCAGCGTCAATAAATACTAATAAAACAGTACTTACAACTAAAAACACTAAAACTAAAGGACGGATATTTTTAGAAAGCCATGAGTCACTATTCATGTCCATTTTCCAACGTTCTGTTACTTGCTTTTGCATCTCAGCTTCGTAACCCATAATCATATCTTTTATTTTCTCTTCAGCTTCAAGCTTTTCTTCTTTAGAAGTGTGTAAGCTATCTATAACACCGCCTACACCTTTTATTAGTTCAGTAGCTCCACCTGAAAATATTTTTCCTAGTATACTCATAATTTATTTTTTATCAGCTGCTTTTTCCCAAGGAAATGATTTGTCTCCTTCTGGTTTCCAGTTTCCGTTATATTTTATCTTACCGTCTTTTCTATGATACGTTTTACCTTTGTACCTAACATAGTCATCTCCGTAATCTAGTTTACCAGATTTAAGGTCTCTAGCATGAACCATCTCGTGCTCTATAACATCTTTTTCTAGTTTGCTACCTCTAGGTATGTCTTTGTCTAAATATATAGAACCATCTTTGTTGGCTTCACCCAATATACCTTTATCAAGCTTTTTTCTAAATATAGGAGTGTTTTTAGAACTCTTAACGCCTCTTTTTTCTG